CATTGGCCATAGTTGTGCTAGTTGTCTAGCAAATCCTGAACGTCCTGCACTATCATCAGAACCAGTACCCATAACAAACTTCATCACATCTTCTGGACTGTTAGGTAATGTAGGTGCACCACTCTTAGTTTGCATTTGACCACGCTTGATATATGCCCAAGCATTTTTAGGTATCATTCTAAAGACACCTTTATCATCACGACCCCAATATACAACAGGCATGCCGTCCCATTTCAATTCAATGTGACCACCTTCTTGTCCCATGTGATGCATACGTTCAATTGCGTGAAAACCACCTTTGCTGCCGTGACTTAGTACTAGGTCTTCAATGTGTTGATATTTACGACCAATACTAGGTGCTGCTGCTTCGGTTAATATTTCATTGATTTTCATTTTAACATGTCCAATGTATTACGGAACCATTCTTGTACAGTTGGAGTACCAAAATATTTCTCTTTGATTGCGTTGTACTTGTCAGGATACTGTTGCAATGCTTTCATCATCTTTGTTGGGTTACCCATATCATCTGCGCTTGCTGTGGGTCCAATGATGATTTTAGCAATTTGATCCTTATTGTTAGTTACTAGTTCTTTAGTTGCTCTATCAACTAGTCCCTTATAAGGACTCATCATTAAACTAGGATGACCTTCAACATGACTCATGTTGGCTAAATCTGCCCACATCGCATGTAATGTTCCACCTTTCATAGTTGGATCAGTGTAATCGTGAGTATGTAATGGCTGTGCCGCGTTAGCGTTTTCAACTGCCATCAAGTCAACTTGAACAATCTCGTTACCTACTCCAGTTGGTACACCAACGTGAACGCTTACACCAGTACGTGCGGCAAATAAGCCTTTGTCTTTTAGATAATCTTCTAATGCTTTACGACTTAGTTTTAATTCTTTTGCAGGGAAAACTGTCATTAGTTCACCGGCATCAATCAACGCATCAATGTCAGAACTAACTTCCTTGTGTCCTGCACTACCAATTGGATATAGATGTATTCCTTTAGGTAAAATACTCTGTAGGTTTGCAACAGCCCTAGGAAAGTTTTCTTTCTTAATTGCTACTGCATTTGGTACAACGTTTCCGCCTTCAAACAGTTTCATATTAATAACTCACTTTAATATGTTGAATAATACCTACATTGAAACCCGATACTATTGCTCTCATGTAAACAAAATTACCTTGAATGTTAGTATAGCTTAGTTGAGTAAGTGTATTGCAGCTTATATTATAAACAGTAAACCAATCGTTTTCTGTTGGATTTTCAGCCAATGTTGCTTGAATTGATATGAGTGCAGTTACCCCTATTAAATTCCAAGTTACTGTTTGCCAATCTTTATTACCCATGTAATAAGATGCAGCTTGTTGTTGATCTCCGGTGACAGCTCCAGAAACAACAGAATTGCTATTGTATGCTACTTCGGGAAGTAACAATAGTGTAGTCGCTTGTGCCATTATGCTCGTTCCACTTCTACAATCACAGATTCACCCAATAATTCTTGAGCTACTTGTTCTAACGCTTGCTGGGTTTCTTGGGGAATCAGATTCTCATCCATTCCGTCCTTGACTAGTTTACTGACTTTAACGACTAGTACATTCTCTATAATCTTTGCCATGGTAAATACCCTATATGTAATAGAGTATTTATCAAGGTTAGACGATATCGGCTCGCTTTTGTAATTTATACTTTCTACCCAGCATACCGTCATACATTAGTGCCAAATAGCTGAGATAACTCTCGTCATTATAGTCAATAAAGTAACTGCTAGAAAGGTATCGTAAGTTCCAATACCATTGACTATCTTCTTTCTGATACAACCACATTTTAAGAGCAGGGCTTGGTCTCAATTGTGTGTTAGTAGTTAAGATTTTCTTCAATCCATCTTTGAAGTCTTCTGGGATTCGTTTGCTTTTGAAATAAATTCTATAATTGTGTTTAGGTTCATTCGCAAAAGTTTTGACCCCTGAATACCCGGTAGTAACGGCCTCAGTGAAGTCAACACACACATCTGTTAGTTTATCAAAATTATCATGTAGTGATTGTAGGTCATTACTGAATACAGAGATAGTATCATATTCACCGCGAACTTTGCTAGACTTGTTCTTTTTACTATCAATTCTATACTGCAATACTGTTTTGATGCTAGGTAAGTGGTGAATAAGAATATCTCTTTCATCCTGTTCTATTCTAATGATTTTTTTACTCTTACCTAATACCATTTGTTCAAATTCATCTGGTGCATAGTATTGTGCTCTACGAAAGTGAGGTATTGTGATCCTGCAACGGTACTGATATTGACTATAGTACAACTCGTCACGATACTCTTGCAGGTCAACACCCGGTGAATTAGTTGCTGACTTTAATAATGCCATCTTCGCCTACTTCTACAATCATTTTTTGATGTACTTCAAAATCAACTTTACCGTCATTCATCACTACAGTAATATTTGCACTTCTAATACGTTCAAAAAGAATCTTCTTACTCAATGGAACACGAATTAGTTCATCAATTTTACGTGCAAGAGGACGTGCGCCCATCTTACTATCGTAGCCCTGTTCTGCTAAGTAATCAATGACTGGTTCACTTAATGCCATTGAAATGTCGTGCGTATCTTTCAGTGACTTTTTCAAATCATCAGTGAACTTAACCACAATCTTCTTGATAGCGAGGCTGTCAAGTTTTTTGAACTTACAAATCAAGTCAATCCGATTTCTAAATTCTGGTTTGAAAAATTCTTTCAATGCTTTATCGTCTTCACCTGTACGCTCTGTGCTACCGAACCCAATAACTGATTTCTCACTATCAGCACTACCCAAGTTACTTGTCATAATTACAATACAGTTTTTAGCATTGACTTCTTTGCCATTACTACCAGTAATTTTACCTTCATCAAGCAATTGCAAGAAGATGTTGAAGATATCTGGATGTGCTTTTTCAACTTCATCAAATAACAAGATACTATGTGGGTTCTTGCTCAAATCATTGAGTAGTCGTCCGCCACCTAAGTTACCTTCACCGAAGCCAACATAGCCAGGGGGTGCGCCGATCAAACTACTGACACTAAACTTTTCACCGTATTCACTCATATCATACTTGAGTAATGGCATATCTAAGTTTTTGCTCAATAACCGTGCTAGTTCAGTTTTACCCGTACCAGTTGGACCCAAGAACAGGAAACTTGCCATTGGTTTAGTCGTATTACCAATACCCGCAAAACTAACATAGACACGATCTAGTACTTGGTCAACTGTTTCTGATTGTCCATACAACTTATCTTTGATGTTTGTATCTAAGTTTTGGATACGTTCATAGTTATTATCTTTGAGTTTATCTGCCGGAACACCTGCAATACGTTCAACTTGGTCAAAAATCAAGTCTTTAGTAATGACTGCACCCTCGTTACCTGCAACACGTTGTTTGGCACATGCAGCGTCTAACAAATCAATACTCTTATCTGGGTTTTTACGGTCATGAATATATCTAGTGGAACAATCAACTGCTGCTGTAATCGCTTCATCAGTAATTTTAACATTATGGAAGTCATCTAGTCGTTCACTCAATCCACTCAAAATGCGAATAGTTGAATCATAACTTGGCTCATCAACTGAAACTTTATAAAAACGGCGCATTAACGCACGATCCTTTTCAAAACTTTCGTAGAATTCTTCCCATGTTGTACTAGCAATAACTTTCAAGTTACCTTTAGTAATTGCTGGTTTAATCATGTTGGCAAAGTCTGGACCACTTTGACTGCTCGATCCTGCGCCGCGCATTGTATGTGCTTCGTCAATGAAAAGAATTGCTTTCTTTTTAGTAGTTAGTGCGTCAATAATTGCTTTGACCTTTTCTTCAAAATCACCGCGATATTTACTTCCTGCAACCAATGAACCAATTTCTAAACTGTATACATCATGTCCGACTAAGAATTCAGGAACGTCACCTAATGCAATTTGCTGTGTAATACCCTCAACAATAGCAGTCTTACCTACACCAGGATCTCCAACCATCAATACGTTACTTTTGAATCGCTTTGCTAATACGTTAACAATATCATCAACTTCTTTGCTACGACCAATCATGGGTTCTAGTTTACCATTTCTAGCAAGATTAGTTAGATTGGTTGTATATTCTTCTAGGATTTCGTCTGCTTGCTCGTCACTGAGCTTAACAATTGCATTCTCACCCTTATAAGTTTTTTGCCAGAATGGCAAGAATTCTTGTTTGTTAATACCATATTTCAACAAGAAATAATGTGCATGACTATTTCCTTCTGCTGCGATACTTAGATACAAGTCAATAGTTGTAACTTGTTTACGACCAGTAAACAAAACTTGCGTGACTGAACGATTCATAACTCGTTCTAAAACATTTGTTTTACGAGGTTGAACAGTTTCTCCTGGTTCAACATTCATTCTGATAGCATGTAGACTATCAACATACTGTGTCACTTCCTTAATCATTAAGTTAGTATCAATACCATAGTTCTCTAAACATTTTTTGAATGGAGAATGTGTGATTAATGACAACAATAAATGTTCTACAGTGCAATATTCGTGATTGCGATCTTTTGCAAAGCCAATGGCATGTTCAATAATTGACTCAATTTCTGGTGAATGCACGGTTGTTTTCCTTAGTTACGATATTGCGTGATTGCATCTTTGATGCGTGAATCTATTGTAGCAGGGATAAATGGTTTCATCAATATCATTTGGTCACCAAATCCGTTATTAATCGGTAAGCCCTTTCCTACTAAACGTAAATTTGATCCAGGTTGTGTATTGGGAGGGATAGTTACTTCAACTTTATCACCAGAAACAGTAGTAAACTCAAACTTACCACCAACGATCAAATCCAAAACACTTACATCCTGCACCGAATGCAGGTGCGGACCATTACGTTGATACTTAGCATTTGGATACACTCTGAATTCTACGATTAGTATACCATCTTTGATGAGGTTATCATATCGCATAGTTTGTCCATCATCAACACCACGCGGAATATCAATCTTAATTGGATTAGATTGTCCCTGCATCTGTAATAGTTGTTCGCCACCATTGTATACCTGTTCTATGCTTACCCAAACAACTGTGCGATAACTAGGTTGTTGTGGACGACCACGTTGTCCCGGATGACCAAACATTTGGCTAAAGATATCATCCATACCAAATCCACCCATTTGGAAACTAAATCCACCGGGGAATCCTTGTTGGAATCCACCGGGCATTTGCCCGTTACCGAATGGATTTGGATTATCGTATTGTTGTCGTTTTTGTGGATCAGAGAGGGTTTCGTATGCCTCTTGAACTTTTTGAAACTGGGCAGTATCACCGCCCTTGTCTGGATGGTGAATGCCAGCCATTTTACGATATGCTTTTTTAATGTCTTCAGGGGTAGCATTGTTAGCTACCCCAAGAGTTTGATAATAGTCAGTCATAATATTGATAGTATAGCACATTAGGTGCTAGTCGTCAATATTTATGAAGCTACGCCGGCAACCTTTTCTTTTGTTCTACCGTATGCTGCGATACCTAGAACTGCACCCATTGCAATGTGATACAATCCGGCACCCTGTAATGTCAATGGTTGCCATTGACTAGTTACGTTACCATGTGTCATTGCTTGTAACACTGACCATAAGATCGGGAACAATACAAAGTCGCAAGTACATGTCAACATGTAGATCCAACCCATCATCGGGCGCATCTTTTTGTTAATCCAGTCAGTAGCATCTTTGTCTAATTTAACAGTAGATTCGCCGCCTTCACTCATTGCGCCGCCACCTGACTTTAATGATTCACCTTGATTTTGAACTGATTGGAAAGAACTTTGTTGCATTCCACCACTCATCCCACCTGACGCGCCGAAACCTGTTGATCCAGTTGAAGCTGCTCCAAATCCAGGTGAAGCTCCGAAACCGCCTGCTGTTGCTGACGTTGATGCTCCGAAAGAGTTGGACGTTGCTGAACCGAAACCTGAGGAGCTGCCAAAGCCTCCTGCTGAACTTGTACTTGTTGTTGATCCGAATCCACTTGAAGACCCTCCGAATGTACTTGTGCTTGCTGCTGTAGTAGATGTAGCTGGCGTTGTTGAACCAAATGCACTTCCTGATGGAAATGCACTAACTGTGGGATCACTTGCTAATACATCATGGTGATCGTCACTCTTTGCTATCGCATTGTCAGTTGTACCTGACTTCTGTGCTAGTAATGTTGCCATTTTATAATCCTGCCTTTGCTAAGTAACCCTGTAATATGCTATCTTTTTTACCAGTGTATTTCTTTGGTAATTCTAAACCTGCTTGAATACGCATTTCACTTAATTTATTATCTTTTTCTGTTTCAGAATCTTCTGCATCTTCTTCAGGAAACTGTTCACGATATAAATGTGGGCTTTGAATGATGTGAGGTCCTATTTCTTCTTCAACTGCTGCATATTCTTTATCATCAATTTCAATAGTCCATTCTTCACTATCTAAATCAGTTAGTGTTTCTAAATCTTCAATCAGTTCAATAATTCTTTTGGGTGCGCTTGTTCTACGATTAATTTCAACAAACACTAGATATTTGCCAGGACTAACTTCACCTTCGCTAATTTGTGCATCTACAATCCAATCATAGCCATGATAGAACCAATCTACTAAATCTTCTGCTGCTTGTTTACTTTTTAGAGTAAATGCTAATGTAATTAAGTTAGCATCACTCCCTGATTTAGCAGAATATTCATCTATTGTTAACATTGGTTGAATTTGATTTACCATGTCTTTGTGGTCAAGACCTTCGTTCAATATTTTTTTCATTAAAAACCTCCTTGACCCACTGGATTGCCCATAACGTTAGCTCCGGCTCCCTGAGGTGTTGCCCCCATTCCTAAATCAGGCATTTGATTTTGCGCCTGATTATTATCATCTTCTTGATTACCCTCTTGATCCAAATCATCTTCATACGCTGAATCTAAATCTTCTAAATCAATGTTTTGTCCTGCTAAGTCAATTGATCCTTCACGGATATCGTTCATTAATTGCTTAGGCATTTCAATATAAACTAACCAAACTTCACGCTCAATCATTTTAGGGAAGTGAGTTCCGGGCTTATAATCTCCTGAGTTTTTGATCTTTACAGGAACTTTGATTGAAGTCTTTTTAAACTTGATGTTGCATCCCACTTTAAGTAAGCGTTTTGCTCCTCTAGGGTTAGGCATAAGTTTATGTGGATACATGAATACACAACTTATAGCGTATCTTTTGATACTAGGACCTGACACTAATTCACCAATATCCCAGTTACGGAATGCATATAAGTCACAGTCATCTAAGACACGCTCAAAATCTAATAGTGTGCTCATGGAACCGTCACTGGTATAGATACCCTTGATGTTATCAATGATATTCTTGTAATCAATGTTTTTGAAAAATTCGTCTGATGGATTGCTCATATTATTATTTATCATCATTGCAACGATAATGAGCCTAAAAGAAAAAATAGAGCTGAGCCTAATATTTATCTAAAAAATCTCTTTTTAAAGTACGCTACTATCACGCAATCAAATGCCTTTAAATATATCTGAGTTTTATGAGAACTCACTACCTCAACAGGAGAAAGCATTTTGAGCAAAAGAAAAACTGGCGCACTGCGTCAACAAGAGCAAGATACTAGATACTCACACAGTAAAAAACAGGACATACAAACATTTTATACAAAGGAAACAAAAACAATCAATTTCGACCAAGCACGTATTAAGTTAGACAGACGTCCTATTACACTCGTGCCCAAGTCCGTCAATCAAGAAAAATACATCCTAGCACTACTTGATGAGGATACAGATATTGTAGTCGTCGGTGGACCAGCAGGAACAGGTAAAACTTACTTAGCGATGTTAGCTGCTATCAAAGCACTCAAAGCAGGTGAAACTGACCGTATTATTCTAACTAGACCAGCAGTTACAGTGGATGATGAACAGCATGGATTTTTACCAGGTGATATCAATCAGAAAATGGAACCATGGACTAGACCATTACTTGATGTTTTACGTGAGTATTACACAGCTACAGAAATCGCCCACATGTTAGAAGAACAGATAGTCGAGATAGCGCCCCTAGCATTTTGTCGAGGTCGAAACTTTAAGAATAGCTGGATAATATTAGATGAAGCGCAAAACGCAACTCCAGGTCAACTCAAAATGATTATGACCAGAATCGGCGTCAACAGTAAGATTGTAATTACAGGTGACATTGAACAAGCCGATCGCAGAACAGCCGACAACGGGCTATTAGACTTACAAAATAAGTTGAGGAAGGGGGTGATTCCGGGTCTCAAACAGTGCCACTTTGATTTAAAAGATGTGCAGAGACACAGAATCATTGAACACGTACTGAGGTTGTACGCTAACTAAAAAAGGGGCATTAAGCCCCTTTTTTATTCCTGTGAAGCCTCTGCTTCTAATCGTTCAATGATTGAAGTATAAATAGGTTGGTAGTATCCATATAATCTATCCCAATCTTTATTCAGAATCAACCCGTCAACAACACACTTGTTAACTACTTTATCTTTAAAGTCCATAATGACATTGCAAGTGGTAATGTCTCGTTCACGAATCTTTTTACTAACTTCTACTTGTTCGTCAATTTGACCATTTGGTTTTCTAATATATGTTATAAGTAAATATCTCATGTTGTTAACTCTATAAGTGTTGCTGCTAGTGATATCTCTGGGATACCAACTAGGCTTAAGTTTGCCAATCCATTACGAATAGTAATGATACTAGCGTCTTTCTGTTCTTGTGTGCTACCCCACAATGCTAAATTATTATACATCCACTTGTACACATCTTCAATGCGACTTGGATACAAACTCAAATATTGTAACAGTTGTTGACGACCGTCAAGTACTTTACCATTCTTGAATAGTTGTGTTGCTTCAATTAACAAATCGTGCTCACTACTTGTTTGATTTGCGGGTGCTATTAATGTACCTGTACTACTATTTACTTGAAGTTGATTCAAACACTTACGTAAGTCTGGATAACTACCACCAACATATGTGTCAAGTACATCTAACTCAAAGTCAATGTTTTCACTTACTAATACAGTTGCTGCCCGTGCAGTAAACTCAGTTTTATCTGGTTTGGCAATATGTAGTTTGTGACAGCGACTTTCACGCAATGCAGGAATTACACGATGTTCATAGTTACAAGTAAGAATGAATCGTGCGGTCATACTATATGCTTCCATATCATTACGCAATGCTGCTTGACCTGCTGGACTTAGATAATCAGCCTCGTCTAACAATACGATTTTGAATCTACCAAAAGGCATTGTTTGAACAAACCCATTGATTTTATCTCTAACAGTATCAACACTATTCTCACGACTTGCGTTGATTTCCATTACGTCATATTCATCAATACCCAATTCTTTAATAAGAACTTTAGCAAGTGTTGTTTTACCAGTACCCGGTTCACCGCTCAATAACAAGTGAGGGATCTCACCTTGCTTGATCCAACTTTCTACTTGTTCTTTTTGACGTTGGTCAACAAATACGTAACCATCAATACTGTTCGGGCGATGTTTCTCGACCCACATGTTGTTTTTCATCGTTTCAATGCTTCCAAAGTCATAATTTTAGCAAGTTCTGTGCCTAAGTCAAGATCACTTGGGATAAGATGTAATGCTTGATCGTGTGTGTCTTTCTTTTCATTGTAGTACATATATTCCACAATGTGTCCACCTGTTGCTGGGTAGATTTTGAAATGCATTGGATTTGCATTTAAATTTACACTAGTGTCATCGGGGTTAACCTTTTGACCTGCAGTAGTAAAACGTCTTGAGGGTTTTGGACTTACTAGTCCAATATGTATACCACTTGCTGCTTTACGTTGTTCCCTGTCAACAGTATCTTCTTCTTCCCGTTTTTGTTGTTGAGCTTGGTGTAAGCCATTAAAAATCCAATTAAAAAACCATTTCATGTTATGCCTTATCTGATATTGTTTCATCATCCATCGGTTCATCCGATACAATGAGTATATCATTAGGATCCACTCTACGCAATGTCTTTTTACCCTCTTCGTCTTCAATATCAATACCACGAGTCCAACGACCATGACTTACCAAAATGTATTGACCTTCTTGCAAATCACCCGTATACTCAGGACCAAACTTGTAGATTTTACACCAACGCGGTCTGATACCTGCACTCTTGGCATCATCTTTAAGCAAAATTAATCCTGAACGAGTTCTACGTTCATCAAATTTCATTTCGGTAACTACAATCCAATCTTTGATTGGTTTAAGTTCGTCTTTATTGACCTTATGAGGTTCAAATGCTAATTTTGTCATTTCTTTTTAGTTTCCTTAACTACTGGTTTGACTGGTTCTTCCTGATCCAAATCTTCAAACATTTGTTGTTCTTCTTTGGATAAATCTGCTTCCAACGGTGGTTGTGTTTGTTGCATGTGAGAAGGAGTATATTGCTTAACCGTTCTATTATATGCTCCAGCAACACTAGCATTTCTGTTCTGAATAACTTTGTTATTGCTATCTACCACGTCGCCACGAGCATTAACACCCATGTTACCTACTGCTCTAACCTGTTCATTCTTTTTGACAAGAACGGACATGTCCACCATTTTACCCTGTGCTGATCTGTATGCCATACTAACTCCTATTTTAAAAATTCATCTATGCTTAAGTCATAGAATATACTATTTACTCGGTGTATGCCTATCAGATACAATACATAACTGGCTACACTAGACCCTCTACCTACACCCCAAACAATGTTATTTTTACGCATTGTATCAACGAGGTATTTACAGTAACAAAGTAATGAGAATAAGTCACGATCCTGATACAATAGTAATTCTTCTCCCACACGCTGAAGTTCATAATCTTCTTTACATTGAGCAAGAACCCATGCAGCAATATCCATGTTCTTATATTCAGTGGGCATGTACCAATTGTCTTGGTTTATCTTGTCAAATTCTTCAACAGTGATGTCCAAACTATGGTATTTATTTAGTATAGGTATGTTCTCAAGTTCAAGTATTGGGTCAAACTTGATTTCTTTTTCAATCAATGCGTTATTGATTTTGAAGTCTGGATCACGAAGGAATGCTAAGAAAATGTCTTCTTCGCTTAAAATTTGTCTACCATAGATATCATTCTTCATTCAGTTATTATACATGAATGCAAGCAAGAAAGCAATAGTTATTTGTCCAGTTTGTCAAAGTTTACAAACACAACTTCACTTTTATTTTTTGTTTTGGGTTTGTCATTCCATTCCAAATCAAACTCTGTCCATTCAAAGTTCTTTTTAGTTATCTTGATGACTTTTTTGTTTTTCAATTTAACGTCAGTTAGTATAGGACTGTTGTCGTCCCACCATCCACCCACGTTGAATGGGCCTATATTATCTTCTAATGTATGGAAACAAGTTACACCATCACTTAATCTACTAGTGATAGATATGTCAGTGATGACCAATCTACCCTCTGCAATTGCATTGAGTTTCTGCATCAACATGATACCAATAATTTGGTCATACGGATCTTCCGGCAATGTACAAACACGCAAGTCTGCATCAGTCAATTTATCAATTGTTTTGGTATCTGTTTCACATACAAAAATACAATGCTGGAGGCAATAATCTAAAAAGTATTTGATGCGTTCTAGTGCTATGTTTTGTTCTTCAATAGATTCTGTTTCTACATTTAAGTAGGCATCAAATTCATATAGATTTGAATAGAACTCTGAACCAAAGTGTACTCCGGCTAAAAAGTCAAAACTTCGTTGAATCTTAGCTGTCATATTTCATCACTCTTTTCAATTTTAATACGGTCTTTGATGTTTTGTTTTTTATACATTGCATCAAGGCGTTTGGTTGCTTCTGCTTTATATGATTCTATAGCCATTTGCATTTGACCAGCAAGATGGCTATTACCAGTTCTATATATGTAAGATAAGTTTTTGGTAAGCTGGGAAATTTTCTCTTGAACCTCGTCAAGAGAAAGTTCGGATAAATCGCCAATGAAAGGATGTTGCATTGAGATATTTAATTGAGTTTTTAGATACTCAAATTTTTATGAGAGCGGTGTTAATACTACACCTTTCCAAACGTAGTAGTAACCCAATGAGTTATAATTAGTAGTGCCGTCGCCCAATTTAAAATGTCCAGTATCGGTTTCTTTAGCAAAGTAGCCCAAATTAATAACAGAGTTAGCCGATATTAAATTAGCCTGTGTGTTTGAATATTGAATCAATGATGAATTAGTTGGGTATGTGTTGCTGCAAATATAAAAATTAATACCATCAGTTAGCATTGCACCCTTAACATCACCAGGTTGACCAACTGCTAACGGAGTACCAACTTCAACTTGATTTACACTTATCGTAGAAGTAATAGCACGTGCATCTAATGTGGTTCCACAATCATCACTGAATACTGCAAAGTTTAATTCACGAGTACCGTTTGCTATACGTAGATAGTTATTCATGGTAGTAGCAGTGATAGGGATTTGTACAACTTTCTCAATTGAATTGACTGTGTTCTTAAAACCAGAAACTACATTACCGGTACTAGAGTTAAATGTAGTATAAGGTAATGTGATAACGGTATTTGCATAGTCGAAGGACCCAGTATCAAATTGAAGTTTAAGTTGAACTTCTCCGCGGGTACCTGAAGGCATCCAGCTACCAAAATTAATAGTAGTGTTACCTGAAATAATACCGTATTGAACATCGCCCTTTGTTACATCAATCAAAACATTACCAGATAAGTTACTACCCAAATCGTACATGCTTGCTCTGAAACTGCGAGTTACAGCGTTACTAATAGTGGTATTAGCCATGTCATTGTTTAATGTGACTCCATTCAATGCTGATTTGACAATGACCTTATTCTGTAGGTCTGTAATTTCATTACTTGCAGTGTCTAGGTTATTTTTAATAGCAGTAAAGTTATCTCTGAAACCCTGAGTATTGTTATTAGTCCCTGGTACAGGATAAGTTGTGTTGATTCCGTTAGTGTTAATGTTGCTCATATTTGTTTTCCGTTAACTATTTATGTGTTAAGAGTTGATATAATTGTTTCTTGTGGGAACAACACAACTATATCATGTGCTCCTAAAACTGATGGCTGTGGATAGGCACTGGGTAGTGAAATCCAAGATGGTCTTTTTAGGTTAGTATTCCAATTATATGTTCCTGATTTATCAATGTAATATCTGTCAATTTGAAAATCAATTTCATTAAATGTATATTTCCAGTTGTTAACAATGTTGACAGCGATGGGAAATGAGTACCCCGGTAACGTATAACATAAAACCCAAACCGGTATGTACCCCAATGTATCGCCATTTGGTTGTTGACTTGTCATCCATGTTGGTAACAATGATTGATCCGTGTAGTTTGGCATAGCACTTCTAATTTGGTTACGCATATTAACTAAACTATTAGGATATACATTATCAATCTGATTTGGTGAATAACTGGTATAACCTATCGTTTCACTGATGTTATCATCACTATTTGTTGTTATCCAATTGTTATCATATAACTTGATAGGCTCTTTCCAATTAATTGATTGTGGTACTGAGGTTCCAGATTGTGTTGATAAATCGTCAATCACCGGACAATACACTACCTCATAGATAACATTGTTATTATTATCTTTAGCTACTGCTGTGTGAAGAGGTCCCAAAACAACTCGTTTAGTATAATGATTTGTTACCATTGCACTCACATATTGGTCGTTTGTAGCAGCATACATTCCAAACAAGTGTGCAATACGAATATCAGTTGCTTTTCCAAAATTAGAATCTTCTGGTCTATACAGATATTCGTTTGGCATTAACGTTGGATCTGTCAACAGTAAATTAAGAATCTTTTTACTTGAAATATCAGGGTATGCTTTCAGATAAACAGTATCATATGGGTATTCATATTTTTGATATACGTTCAAAGTAAATGTACGATTTACTAAATCTAACGGAGCCAATGGGTTAAACGCACTGATAGTAAAAGTAAAAGTAGTTGTAGTTCCTACAGGCAATGATGTAGTAGTTGGTTGAAATGGGATTCTTCCTATAAGTTTACCACTTGAAGAAAGTATAATGTTAGGTGGTAATTTACCGTCTACTACATTATATTGTAATGTGTTTACTGACGTAGCCAAAACAAACATTTCAGAAATATCACCATTGTTGACTGTGCCCAAATTACTAGGGGTAGTCCAAACTATATCTCTCACGACACCGTTGTTAATTAGTAATGAATATAATTGTGGTACACTTTTAATAATAGGATTATCTTTTTTATAAACACTCACAGTAAAAGTAAAGATACTTAATGTCCCGAAGGATACTACCGGTGTACCTGCGATCCATCCTGTATTACCGTTACCACTGAGTCCAGGAGGCATTGCTGAGAACTCATAACCTATATCGTTGTTATCAAAGTCATATCCAATAATCTTAAATGTGTAATTTTCCCCTGATACAGCATCAGGTAAACGATTGTCAGTTAAGTAATAAAGAGAGAAAACATCAATGTGTGGGTCAATGACTTCTAATGGTTTATTATTAAGTATTGCAGGTACTCGTGAATTATGTGGATTAGTTAATGAGAAATTTCTAACAGTAATTGAATATACTACTGAATCTCTTCCTAAATCACTAGTCAAAGCAACTGCAAAAGAATAAGAGGTCGTTGAGGGTATTGAAGAATTAAAAGATGTAGGAGGTTGTGACCATCCTGAAATAATACCATCACTTGATAATGCTAAACCTGCTGGCAATGAACCAGATGAGATTGAGAGAATAACATTGTTTGATGTTACTGGATTATTATACTGTATTTGATAGTTAATATAAATGCTATCATATGTATCTATAATAGTACCGGCAGGAGTAGTAATCTTAACTCCAAGTCTATCAAATATATCAATACCAAATGTCCTATCTCTAATATTGCCTAAACCGTCAGATAGTCTAATAGTAAATGTATATGTAGTTTGTGTCACTACTGATACTGGGTATCCGCTTATTATGCCTGTACTAGGATCTAACGTAATTCCAGGTGGCAGTGTACCATTCAAAAAATTATATGTTATAATGGGAGAGGCAGATGACCCACCATTCAATTGAATGTATAATAAATCTTGTGCTGGGTAGACACCCAACGAACCTGCGTTAGTATTCCAGTATGGTAATGCCATATTATCCTTGTAACAACTGTATTGCTTGCTCCGAAAGTCTTTGTCTATCTTCAATACCAATAGTTCCACCATTAATACGTTTTGTTAATGTAACAAAGTCATCACTATCGCAGTATTGGTTTAAGTTGTTATTGTCCCAAAACCAACCAGCACTACTTACAGCACCTTCAGGTGTTTCCATGTATGTTACACAGTCGTCAACACTGATACCTAAATCTTGTGCAAACTTAGTATAGTTAGTACGACCTGTTAATTGAATAAGCCCACGACCACAGAAACGATATCCATCACCTGACTCTTCAGGGCCATTACCCATACGATTAGCATAAACACGATTAGCAATCTTTTCAGGTTTTTTTGCATATTCTTGTGCAATACTTGCATCCAAAAAATATTTGTGAAATATTTTTTGCAGACCATCTGCTGAGTAGTTTAAGTTCTCTTTCACAAAATTAAAACCACCTGATTCGTGTGCTGTTTGTGCTACAAACGCTGCTGCACGTTTCATGTTGTCATACATGTTGTAGTATTGAGCTACTTCATGCATAGGTGTTGCATATAGTTGCAACGTCTGTACTTTTGTTTTTGGACAAAGTTTTTGTAATATCTCTAAAGTAATCATTCTTCACCTCTGATTTGTTGTTTAAGTTGTTTAACTTCTTCTCTTAACTCAGCGATAGCCGCAAAAGCTACTGCACTTAGTTTTTCATAATCAACTGCAAGTGATCCATCTTCACGTTGACGCACAGCAATTGGGAATACTTTTAGTAAGTCTTGGGCGACAACACCAAAATCTTGTTTACGTACAAAGTATCCATCTTCACCACCGTGACTAGTAATATAATCATCTGTCCAATCAAATGTTTTACCACCGACGGATGACGCAATATCTAATGCATTGTTAATAGGTTTAATATTTTCTTTAAACTTACTATCTGAGCTATAAAATGCAGTTACGTTATTTGCAGCACGAATTTCACCAGAAACACCTGAAGCACCGGTTCCTACACCCAATGAGTAAAACTGAACGTTGTTACTAGTACCAACTGCTTGTCCAATACTAAAGGTTACTGCCCCAGTAGAACTTGACACACTGACACCAGTTCCAGCTACTGCTGATGTAACTGCACTTGACAAATAGTTATACCCAGCAAGAGTAGTTTGTGTTACATAAGTACTTGATGCTGCTGATGTAGTCAGATAACCAAGACCAGTAACATATGTAGTCATGTTGTTATAAGTTTGATAGTTAGCATCGTTGGTAAATTTACTTACGTTTGGTACAGTACCTGTAATATTACCCCATGCAACAGCATTTGCGGTATCAGCAACAGTTGCATGACTTGCATTAGTTGCATTAGTTGCATTAGTTGCACTAGAAACAGTACCGGTAACGTTAGATGCGTTAATATTAGTAATAGTGTAACCATTACCATAGAAATTACCACTTAGATTAGCAGCGGCTAGATTACCAGCAGTAGTGTTGATTGTAATAGTAGTACCAAAAGAAGCAATATTTGGTAGGCTTGTGATGTTAGCTTGCGTAGAACTAACAACTGAGCTTGCTGTACCAACTGTTCCTACAATACTTGTATTAGGAATATTAGTCAATAACGCACCGTTACCACTAAACAAATTAGCAATGATACTTCCTGTTGGAACATTGATTGCATTAGCAGAAACACTATTAGCAGAAACACTATTAGCAAGTAGTCCGCCTGAGTTTGCATATAAGTTACCAGTAACATTAACGTGGATTGAGTTCACGTTGCCTGAATTAGCATATAAACTACCAGAAGTAGCATATAAATTACCCGACAAGTTAACGTGAATTGAGTTGACATTACCTGATGTAGCGTTGATGTTACCTGATGTAGCGTTAACATTACCATTTGTTGCAGTAATGTTATTATTACTTGAGATATTTGACAAACTATTTAAATAGTTAGCATAAACATATCCTGAGTTAGCATACACATTACCAGATGCTGTGATTAAGTGGCCTGAATTCGCGGAGATGTTTCCTACACCTGTTGCAGATATATTAGAAGCTGCAATAATATTACCCAAACTATTCAATACGTTACCAAATACAGTACCTGTATTAGCATACACATTACCTGAAAGTTTAGCAGTATTAGCATTTACCGCCCCTGCATTAGCGTTAATATTTCCTGCTACTGAGTTAATACTACCGGCATTGGCTTGAATATTACCTGTATTTGAATAGATATGTGTTGCAACATATGCCATGTTACTTAGCATGTTACCTGAATTGGCATACAAGTTACCTGTAAGTGTGGTATCGACACTAAACATTGATCCAGTGTTGGCATAAAGATTACCCGTTGCATAAACGTGCAGGGTGCCTAAGTTAGCAACGTTTGCATTACCTTGAATACTTGCAGTGCCTGTTGTAGTGATATTACCGTTTTGTATAATTGTATTGCTGCTACTTGATCCAAATACAGAGAAGACACCGGTAGAGTTAACATTCGCTGTGTTAGCGTCAGCTAAACGCAAGAATCCAGTAACACTTACATTTGAACCAGTAAACGAAACATTTCCATTAGCATTAATATTAGCAGTAGTGATACCTGAATTAGCAGTAATGTTTGGAGCTAATAAACCATATGTAATCCCCAAATTTGCAGCAGACAATAACCCAGTGACATTTGCATTACCCGAAGTAATATTTGCACTAACCACCAAAGTATTAGATGAGATTGATGTGTTAACTGTTAATCCGTTAGCAGTAATACCTGCACTAGTAGTCAATGATTTAGTAGAAATTGCATTGTTTACTGTTAATCCGTTTGCAGTAATACCTGCACTAGTAGTCAATGAGTTTGCACTAACAGATGCATTGACTGTTAGATTATTTGCAGTAATACCGGCACTAGTTACTAATGAGTTTGCTGAGATACCCGCACTAGTAGTCAATGAGTTTGCTGAGATTGCATTGTTTACTGTTAAGCCACTTGCAGTGATACCCGCACTAGTAGTCAATGAGTTTGCTGAGATACCGGCACTAGTAGTCAATGAGTTTGCTGAGATTGCATTGTTTACTGTTAAGCCACTTGCAGTGATACCGGCACTAGTTACTAATGAGTTTGCTGAGATACCCGCACTAGTAGTCAATGAGTTTGCTGAGATTGCAGTATTTACGGTCAACCCGTTAGTAGTAATTGTACCACTTGCTGTTAATCCGTTTGCGCTTAGTATGTTTGCATTTAGTGTATTTGCATTTAGTGTTGTGTTAACTGTTAATACGTTGGAAGTCAATGAGTTACTAGTAATTGCATTATTTACAATTAACCCGTTAGCAGTAATACCAGCAGTAGTAGTCAATGAATTTGCACTAACAGATGTATTAACTGTTAAAATATTTGCAGTGATACCGGCGCTAGTTGTTACTGAACTTGCAGACAATGTGCTGGTTGATATAGAGGTATTAATAGTCAAAATATTAGCAGTAATGGTAGCATTTGTAATCAATCCACCGTTAATATTAGCTAATCCTGATACAGTTAATGTACCATTTGCAATCATTGATTTACCAGAAACATTTCCACCAATAGTTGCATCAGTTGATACTGACAGAATACCCGAAGAAATTATCCCATTACCGGTAATAGTTTGTGTAGCAGAAATAATACCTAAAGAAATAAGGTTGTTACTTTGTACATTGCCTGAATTTGCATATATTGAACTATTAGAGGTCAATGAACCATTGATATTTGCATTAGCATTCACAGACAATCCATTTGATGCAACTAGATTAGAACCAGAAACATCACCTACGATAGACAATAATCCACTTGTAGTGTTATATGTTATCCCAGATGCCGCCGCAGTATTGCCGCCGCTGTTAAATAACAACTGAGAATCAGAACCGGGAGCTTGTGTATTGCCACCAGGTGGCACAACAACGTTACCAGTAATAGTTCCTGCTGAGATAGTTGCAACACTTAATGCAGAAGCACTTAAATTTGCTGCTGATAGATTACCAGTAACTTGCATATCACCTGTTGCTAAATTTCCTGCAACAGTAAGATTACCCAATACACCCACACTCGTAATGCTTGGTTGACTGCTTGATGTTAATGTACCACCAACATAAGTTGCAGAAACAGAACCAACATCTAAATTACCATTAACAGTAATATTACCTGATGTTACGATACCGTTTGCGTCAGTTGAAATTGTTTGAGAACCAACAGTAAGAGTATTACCACTTAAATACAAGTCGCGCCATCTGTGTGCAGGTGTGCCCAAATCATAAGTAACGTTAGCATATGGAACCAATGAACCACCTACAAAATTACCAACAACTAGATTTGATACACTAACGTTTCCTGAGAAGTTAGCATTGATTGTTGTTATTGTATTTGCTAGTCCTATCGTAAAGGGGGTAGCATATGAATAGATTGTTGCAGTATTACTATTTGCGACTCCTAATCCTACTTGTAGACTACTAGTTGTTTGTATTGTAATGTTTGAGATGTTTGCTGAAATAGTAACATTACCGGTAATCAAGTTACCCTTTGAAGTTAAACCAGATCCTGCAGTGATTGAAGCTACGCCGGTGACTAGGTTAGCTGAGTATAATTCAGTAAAGTTGTTTTGTACTTTTTGAAAGGCTGATCTAATGGGATCTGCATTTGGATCGTTTGGAAATGAGCCTAAATCTATATTTTGCTGACTCATCCTATTACCCCGTGTTTTAATAATTTACAATTATTCATATGATACCTTTTCATATTTGTTATTCATTGAGTATTTATCGTACTTATTAAGTTGACTGTCCAAAAAAATAGCCCACCTAAGTGAGCTATTTAAAATGCGGAGTTTTTATTATTAGATTCCGCTTAACTTTTTCCATTCGTTAATCATTTGCTTAGCCTCTACTACACGAACTGGGTTACCCATGGCCTGAGAACTTTTCATTTTATGTAAGTCATTTCCAATTGACAACAGGGCTTTTAACTTCATTAGTTCAGTATCAGCAGAAGCATCACCACCGGCATCATTTGCCCATTCAGTAACTTGTTCTTCTTCACCAGGTTCACATTCACACTCCATCATACCGCACTCATTGCATGTTTCACCTTCTTCATGGTCATGGTCATGTTCTTCTTCAATGGAGCTAGTGTCTTTGTACTCTTTGTTACCCAACTTAAATTCTCCACCTTTTGGAGTGTCTTTCAATTTACCAGTGAAAGCGTTACCTTCATCAGTTTGTTCTTCTTCCTCGTCATCAGATTCTTCACTTGATTCTTGTTCTTCGTCACCTGATTCTTCGTCATCTGCACTAGCTGGTTCTAATGTACCTGCTTCTGAACTTTCTTCATCTTGGTAATCTTCACCGTCTTCACTATCTTGAGCTTGTGGGTGTTCTCCACCGATGCCAGACATTTTCTTAATCAAGGCTAACATATCATCACCGTCACCAACGACTTCTGGACTCATTTCTGGTTCTGTACCTGTACCGTCAGCTTCTTCTTCGCCGCCTTGTGCTACACCATAACCAACTTCTGGTTTTTCGTTACCGCCAAAAACACCCATTCCTGAACTACGCAATACTGACAATAGTTGTTCTGCATCTGCGTCTGTTGCATTAATGCTCACACTATCAGGAGCACCTTGTTGACCAGTGCTAGTTGATACCGTGATACCTTCTTTTAACAAGCTGTTAAGTTGTGACTCCCAGCTTTCCATTTGAATATCTTTCATATCTGTACCTTCTTTAAATAAACTTGGCTTTTTCAAGCTAGAAATAAAATTGTATGCTCTATCTGTTGCAGCATTAATTGGATCTACACTCCATGGTGTAGATTCTTGTTTATCAGGAACTTGAACCATTTTGCTTGGCTTAATGCCAAGAGCTTTTTGTGCAAAATCTTCAGTTGCTGCTTCATCTAAACTTGGGTTTGTTTGATAATGCTCATATGAACTAGCAACATCACTCAAAAAATCTTCATTGTAGCTTAACATATTGTGTGCTGATTTTGGAGTCATACCAATAGCAACTAGTTCATGGTACACAGCACTTGCAAAGTCATCAGAACTAGTGTTCAAGCCTGGCTTCTCACGTGCCAATACCTTAGCTACTGTTTCATATGTATACTCTGAATCTTCATAGATGCGGCTTTCAGCTACTTTCTTTTTAGACTTTTTATCATTTACGGCTTTCTTGAAACTTTCTTTCTTGTTACCGTCTTTGTCCATGTCTAAGAAGTCTGGTTTAGCTGCTTCATCTACTGCAACTTTTGTTGTGTTTAAGTGTGCATCAATTCCAGACGTGCTTTTGAGTTTCCATTTAGCTGCTGCCTTTTTAGCCGCATCATAGCTAGTGGGAGCAGTTACTTCACATTTACCTTTTTTAGCATGTACACATGTGTATGATTTTTCTTCAGCAGATTCTTTCAGTTTACCTTGGACTTTACCTTCTGATACTTCTTCTTTGTTACTAAATTTAGCACGAATATTTTGCATTTTCTTTTCACTAGCGTGGTCTTGACCAGCTTTACGTAACGCATCCATACCATCTTTACCGTACTTCTTGTTACCTAAGTATGCTTGTAATCCTGATTCTTCAACCGCGCCTTCTTCATTGCCAGGACGATTATTCATTTTGATACGATTAGATAAATGTGTCATTATGTCTTTGCGTTGTGTAGCCTGTGACATTTGATTTGGTGATTGTGCGTCACGCTTTGCGGCTGCTGATTGAATAGTAGCTGGACTTAGTTCTTCTAACTTACCGGCCTTAGCTAACTTAGCACGAACAGCACCTGCTACACGTGCACCGGCTTCTTTTGAACCATAGCGTTGAGCGGCTGACTTAGCAATCTTAGCAAAGTTTTTGCCTGGTTTGCCTTCATCTTCACCCTCAGCCATTTGTTCATCCGGATTCAATGTCATTTGACCTTGACCAATAGCACTCTTAATTTGAGTTGCTAGTTGTGGATTTGTAACTGTACCTAATGTTTTATTACCTTGTGTAATAACTTGTGTATTTTGTTGGGCTGGTTTGATTTGCACTTGGTCAGCTTCGTTGATAGCTTGTTCAACCGCTTCCATGTATTCTTTTAATGAATGCTTTTTAGAAACTGTTCCAACTGATTTGCTTGGTTTAGCACCCCCGCCAAATATCCCACCTAAAGACTTAGTATCATATGATTTTACTTCACCTGAATCGTCAGCGCCCTTCTTAGGACGACCGCGACCTTTTTTAGGTGCATCTTTTTTAGCTTCAGACTCTTTGTCTACTTTACCAATTCTAGAGCCGTATTGGTCACGAACATCTTCTTTACCGTGCTTGTTACCATAGTCACCTTTATGGACTTTACCAGTCTTTGTATCTTTTGTTTCAGCTTCACTCAATGTGTTGAATGACTGCAATAGGCTTTTGAAATCCATTATTTTGATCCTTTTCTATTTTGCGTTTGTTGCAATACTACTAACGCTTGTTCAATTCTGTCTAATTGTTTACCCATGTCATTCATCTTTGTTTCTGCATTTTCTGCTTTAACTTGAATAACTGTTGTCTTTGTATTTAAGTCATTGATATTAGTATTCATTGACAGGTAACCTGTACCACCGATGCCACATGCACCGACTACTATCCATGATAATTGACTAGTAGTAAAGTCCACCACTATCCTGCCTTTTTAGAACCAGTAGCTGGTCGTTGAGGGCGAGTAATTTTACTCATTGGGCTAGAAGTATTGATACCTTCTTTACTCTTGTTTGGTTGAGTTGGTGTTTCTTTAGCTGCATATGGGATAAAAACACTTGGCTTTTTTGGTACCACACGGTCAAGATACTGATTAGCATATTCTTTACTTGCTTCTTTACCATTGTCTTCTAATGTTTCAGTATTCAATAGTGCTTTTTTATCTTCTGCATCCATTTGGTTTGCATATTTGTCAGCTTCACTGTTGATGCTATCTTCATAATCAGTAGTTAATACACGAACTTTGTTGATGTTGTATCCTAGTTGTTGAGCAACTTGTTGAATCATTGGTTCAGTAGCTGGATACTTAAATTCTGCTTTGATGATTGTGATTGACTCATTCTCTAAGTCAGGAAAACCGTACGGGCTTTTCTGTATTGGAGTGGTCTTTGGTTCTTCAATTTTGACTGGGTCAAATTTGGTTAGATTGTATTTGAACAATTCTATAAAATTCTTATCAACATCTCCGGCGATTTTGATAGTATAGCGATATGTTCTCGCACTTTCCATTAGATAATGACGTAGGCTTTTCATTTTTAAATTCCTGTATTAATTATTTATCACTGTTCCGTTTTTTTGTTTGCCAAGATACTTCGTAGTAGTTCGTTGCGGTCTACTAAGCTACCTTCGCCTAACGGAATGTTTTGTATTTCTTCTGATTTTGAAGCAACTTTTTGATCTAATACTGCTTTCTTCATCTGTAAGTCTAGCATCTTAAGTTTTTTGTTTATTTTTGCAGTTTTGGCTGTAATAGCATGACCTAACATACTACTTGCACTATTAAATATTTCACTTGCAAAACGACTGTCAACTTGCATCCCCAAATCCATTAAATCTTTGTAACTATCTGTCGCTAATTGAGCAAGTGTGTCCATTTCAGTATCACTAGCTTCCAATCCACGAACTTGCGGCAATGCGTTTTCAATCTTTTCTAATGTTGAAAGTGCTTCTTGTGAGATATCTTGAAGTTGAGCCTGCTCGATAATATCTTCATTAAGGTTATCGTTTGGTGCTGGTAGTTCAAAAAGTTCACTTAGTTTTTTGTTCATTCTACTATCCTATAATAGTAGTATTTATTCGGTTTCTATTTTCCAAAATGTAATTTACTCTGTCCCAAGAGATACTTAGTTTTAGTGATATCTGTCTAACATTCAACCCTAAGTCATGCAATGAAAATACTTTAGGGAATAAGTCTTTGTTCTTTTCTATGTATGTACTAAACATTTGTTGTCTTTTTTCATCTGACCACTTAGAACCTTTTCTTGCCTTTGCTGATTTTAAACAATTGTTAAGTCTATTTTGTAATGCTTTTTCTGTCCAAACTTTGTTTCTAAGTTTTTCTTTTGAAGATTCTTTAAGTTTACGACCGATTACAGTTGGTCGTATTTTGTCGGCATGCTCTTGTCTTTTGGTGTTTGTCCAATAATTATCCAATGCCTCTTTATATAATTTTCTAGATAATGCATACATTCTGCTACTAGGTATATATCTTCCCTCGCCTATATTTTTTGCATTAGAAAGCATATGAAATGCAAAACACATTTTATGTTTGTCGTTTCCTATCGTCATTTTAGTAAGAAGCAAATGACAAATAAAGTGTTCTCTAGCAGTTAATCTCACTAGATTATCTTTATCATTTGTTCCACTCAATGAACTAGGAATTATATGGTGGTTTTCAGTATAGCCTGTAATATTTCTATTCTTGGCTTTATTGATTAGAGAATTATACCAATTGGTATACTTGTTGTTGATAAATATCATTGCTGATTGCTCCTTCATAGCATTAGAGTAGTTGGGATTGTCCAGATCCGCGAACTACACTAATATTTATCTTTTTTCTTATAATCCGCTTTGCCGCTGTAAAATAAATCGGATTCCGTAATTACACGAAAGGTAAGTCCTGCTTGTTTACACCATGCCATAGCTGCTTGCCATTTAGCATGATTTACCGCTACAACTGCACGGTCTCTGGCACTAACAACTTTACTTTCAATAAGACTTTGTTTCTTTGGTTTGATTTCTACCATTTCAGCAATTTGCTTGCCAAACTTGTTTTGATAGATTACGATAAAGTCAGGTATATAATTGTGCATCTTACCGTCTAATGGACTGCGGTATGGCACCGAAACTGATTCGCTTGCCCATTGCAATACACTGTCATTTCGGTCACAAAATTGCATAAAGGTAAACTCCCAACCACTACGATATTTAGGCTTATTTTTGCCTATATATTTTTGTGGATTAGTAGGCGTAAATTGACCTTGTGCATACTTAGCCATTATAAAACTATATTTCGTTGAACGTTTTGATTAGGTTGCGGTGTTGAACTTACACCATACAAACTTGTTTTGCTTTTTGCACTATTTAAGTAATAGGCTAGTATTGAGTTAATTTCTAAATTTGTCTTACCGTTTAAGTAGTTAATTAAATTCAATGGATTTTCACCTGACAATGTAGCAATTCTAAAAATTAATAATGTAAAGTTATCAGTAGAATTTTTGTTCTTTGTCATTTCATAAAAAAATGAATGAACGATTTCATATTGATTGGCATCAACTACCAAATCAAAATTATAAAAATTATCAAACAACCTCACTGTGTTGTCAAGTTGTGTTCTTGGAGAATCAATAATTGTTGCCATAATTATACCGCAGGTGGAACGTTAATTGTATTTACTCTTGCAGGTGAAGATAGAGGAACACCTCCAAATCCAGGAACATTGTTCTTAATAACAGTTGAATCTGCTGTTGGGAATTGAAATATGTTGTTTCTGTTTGGTGTATTTTGTAATGCTCCTGCCGCAGCATTTAGCACTTCACCTTTAGCAATGTTTAGAATATTTTGAGGATTCTTAAATGTTTGTAATGCAGCACCAGATTTTTGAATTGCACCAAAAATATTACCGTCAGATAAATCTTGCATAACTCCACCAACCGCTGATACTAAACCACCTTGACCCAAGATAGTAGCATTTGATCCAGGTCTTGCGATTGGACTCAACGTAGTGTCATAGTGTGCGTCTTCACCAAATCCAGGCACACGTAGATTAGGCGTTTTACCATCAATAGCTCCTTCATAATACTTGACAGTTTCGTAGTTCAATGTCATAGTATTTTCCATAGTTCCATTACCTTCAGCATAGTTATACGTGTCATGTGAAAAACTTTCAATCATAGGATTGATAATTTGATACATCGCAAAGTTATGTTGGTTGAAACCGTAAATTTTAATAGAGTTAAAGAATGGAATTTTACTTCCAGCATTTGATTGAGATTCACCTATATAGCCCCAATCAGCATCACCGGTAATATCTCCGTTATAAAGATTACGTGCATTTAAGTCAAACTGTTGTTGAGTAGTACTACCATATGATGCAGTAGTAGGTACATTACCTATCTGTGTTGGATCTTTATAGTAATATGAATAGTATGCAAACCATAACTTACGAATGTAGTTCGCAGTATCATCATGGAATGAAATACTAATCGGGTCGTACCTAATTTTTGTTTGTACAACTCTTTTACGATTATATTGATTTAGTGTTGTTAGATCAAATGTATATTTAGGTAGCTGTACAGTTTTTACAGCCAATCCAAAATTACCATCATCTGGCCAATTAAGTAATGAGTTTTTAATAGACTGATTTACATCAAAGTAAACATGAAATAAAAACTTGAACTTAGGAGAATAGGCATAGTTATTAGTTCTGAATACTTTACTTGCGTGTTGAAAATCACGCAAGTATTCATTACCAAAAAATGCCTTACCCGTGTCAGTTAATAAATTTTCAATAAAACCAGACATTAATAACTCGCTTTATTAAGCACCGATACCAGTAACTGATGAGCCACCAAAAGCACGACCAACTTGAGTACCAAGACCAGAACCAAGTGGAGATTGAATTGCATTATCAAAACGAATTGACAACTGAATAGTTGCTGCATCGCTTGCTTTGTAGTCCATATTGTTATAGTTAGCTGTCTTAATGAAGCAACCATACAATTCCCATGTTTCTAATACGTTTGGTGTCAATGTACCGTTACCACCGTCAAGTATTTCATAGTTGATTTGGAACTTGTAGTCTTGACCTGTAGCAGCACTAGCTTGCTCAACAAAGTCCATTTGCTTCTGTAGTTGTTGACCAATTAGTTTACTTACATTACCTTGTGCATCGTCACGCAAGTTAATTTGAGTTTCTTGCCAAGCATGTTTACCAGCTAGATATACTTTGCTGTTGTATACATCTAATGTAACTTCGTCAAACTGAACTTGAGGACGTTGTATGTCCATAACTTGCTTAGTCAATTCTGTTGTAGCACCACCGGTACCAAAGTTTAAGAACAATGCTCTGAAACGAAATTGCAACTTAGGCATCAATAGACCCTGGTTGTTGCTAGACGCATCTGATGCAACGGTCATATTGAACAGTGATTGTGAGGCTGTTGCCATATTTTATTCTCCTATAATATATTTATCTTAAGTAATCCCCCGTTTCCGAGGGACTGTTATTATGCAGTTGCTAATGCAGCAATTCAACCTGTATTCACAATTCTCACTGGAATATAGATGAACTCAGCAGCTTTTACCGGCTCAATCGCAACATCAATCCAAAGTTCATTTGCATCAATTCTTGCTGGTGTATTGTTTGTTTCATCACAAACAACGATATAGTCATATAGACCACGCTTGCCAACTAAGTCAACAAACAATGATTGAACAACACCTGCTACTTGACTACGAGTTAATGCATCGTTTGGTTCAAATACGAACGGACGAGTTGCAGTTTGTAGTTTGTAGCGAATATATGCCACTAAACGACCTACGTTTGTACGATCTAGTGATGTGTTTGATTCATAACTAGACTTGTTACCATAATTCAACAAACCAACACCGCTAAAGTATGCTAATGGGTTGATTTGGTTAGTGTACAACGCATCACGAACTGTTTGACGGTTCTTGATAGAGATGAACTCCCCTGTTGCAGCATCAATATATCCAATTGCTGTTGCATTAGTGATTGTACCACGGCGTGTACCAGCAGCAGCCAACCAAGGGTAAGATACAGCATCATTCTGTAAGAATGTACGCAACATCATATGACTTGCTGGAACTACAACACTTGCACCGGTCAAGTCTGTTGTTAAACCACTTGGATAGAAGATACCCATATATTCGTCACGTGTAACTAAACCATCTTCTCCTGTACCAGCAACTGTCATTGCATTGGTTGCCCAATTTGTGATTGCAGTTTCATCGTCAGGTAAACGCATAGGTGTGTCGCCCAAGACGTAAGCTGTGTTGTTACGGTCATTGTTCAATGTAACCATATCTGGTTGTAATTCAGGATATCCCGGGCAAGCAATCAAGTTGAAGAATGTATCTTCTTCACGAATGCTCATGTTAGTGTTAATAGCAGTTTTCAATGCTTTAACAATCATAACACGCTGTGCCTTGCGACCCATATATGCTGATCCGTCATCTTTCAATCCACTTGCTGATACCCAAGTATATGAGTATTGTGGTAGATTTCCGATAGTTGCAGGAGATCCTGCATCAAATGAACCAGCGCCAGAGAAGTTGCTATTTGTGAAATAGTTAGTAACAAATTTCTTGACATTGTACCCTGAACGGCGTGTGTTAAACAACAACATACCCTGTGGATACAATGTAGCATCAGGAGCATCTAGGTCTAGATAATCACTTGTCCATAGACTTGCAATAGATGCATATGGATCACTGATAGGATTAACACTACCATCTATTCCCCAACGTGCGTCTGCAAACAAAATACCACTATGACTTGTTTGGTCAGTATTATCAATTGATACCCATTGATTTGTTCCATTGACAGCTTGCCAACGACTAATCATTGGATAATTTTCTAAATCACTAGAATCTAACCATAGATCACCCCAAACTAAACTGTTACCATTTAGTTGTGTTACGGGAGCTACTGTTGATACGATAATACCTGATGGGTTTGTTTGTCCAGTTGAGCCTGAAACTGCTGGATGTCCGTTGCTGTCAAATGCTACGTTACCATAACCCTTCCATACACCGTTCTTATTGACCATGATATCAACTTGACTTGCAGTTGAATAGAACCATGTTGTTCCATCTGCTGGTGCAGTTGCTGGAGCACCTAGGCTAGCTGTAAAATACAACTCAGACCAGTTACTCAATCTTGTAGCGTAGTTAGGTTTTGGTGTACCTGAATAGTAAGCAACAGATGTGATGTTATCACCGCTAACTGTTTGAACGCTCAATACTAAATCATTTACAGTGTTTACCCCACCTAATTCAGAACCGTTAAATGTCAATAAATCACCAACTTGATAACTATGACCACCTGACGCTGTACCTGAAACTAGTGTATATGAATAGTAGCTACCGTTATTTGTAATTACGAATGTTGCAGAAGTTGCACCACCGCTAGTTGAGTTAGTATGTGTAGGAGCATTGTTTGTATATGATTGTACTTGAGGTACAGAATTTGTTCCAAAAGTATAACCCAATTCATTAATAAAACCATTAGAAATACCAGTAGAACCAATGTCACTTAAGATGATATCGCCACCCAATGTGTGAGTTAGAATAACTTCACCAGCAGCACCTAATGATGCCGCTGTATTAGGAATATTTGCAGCTTGCCAAGCAATTACAAAATCTTCAGCACTATAGCTACCTGAACTCTTACCTGTTAATGCAACAGTATAATACTGAGCAAATGTGTTTACACCAGGTGTTGTTACTACAACATTCAATGATTTGCCTGGAGCTGAGACACTAAAAGCTGTTTGTGTACCAATAGAAACTGTAGGCCCAGTTGCATTTCTTACATAGTAAAGTAATCCTGCAGGTCCAATTGTAGTATCACCGGTAATTTGAACTACAGTTCCTGCTGGAATTGATTGTCCACCGGTCAAATCTAATCCTGGCAAAGCAGTGTTCAATGTATCAAATGTATTTACAGCAATGCTAGTAAATGATTCAGATGATGAACTATATTGACTCAATACAGTATCCAATCCTGAACCACTAGCACTTGTTTTGATCCAAACAGAACCAGTTGGGTGAGGAGTTGCTTGACTAGTTGTCCATAATGGCATACCTGAACTTGGAGCAAATACAGTATCTGCACCATAATAGTATTGACCAGAAACAAAACCTAATTGACTTGAAGGTGTATTTGATACATCAGTTAGAGTTATGTGTGCATTAGAACGACCACTTGATAGACTAATTACTAATCTGCCTGAACCATCAACACGTGCAGACAAATCACCAATGCTTAAACCATTGATATATCCTGCAACACTAGTAACACTATCACTACCCGAAATAGTAATAGTACGAGTTACTTGACCATTTACGTTAATTGTAAATGACCCTGAAGTTAAAGCTGGATTGCTTGCTGAACATGTAAGTGTTGGAATACCTGCTTTCCATCCTTGTGACCCTAAAAGTTCCCATGTATTTGTATAAGTCTTATAGAAATAAGTACCTGCATTATATGCCTTACCAGATGTAATTTGATCAGGCAACACAGCATATGATCCAATAGATCCAACACTTTGCATAGGATAACCTGTATTTGTATCAATATATGCAGTATCAGTGATGACGATAGGAGTTACTGCATTAAATGATCCAGTAGTTGCATTGAATTCAAAAATTCCCCATGCGCTAGATGTAGTATTCAACCAGTATGAACCTGCTGCTGGTTGACCAACAGGACGATTCAATGTACCTACTAATGTTCCTAAATCAACGTCTGCACGTAGAATATAACAACCATTTGTAACACCCATCAATGAGTATGCGGCCAGTAAACCGTATTCATTTAACTCATACCCTTGAATAGGAGTACCGTTAGAAGTTTTATAGAAGAATGGGCTACCAAATAATGTAAGAATATCTTTTTGACTTGATACTTGATATAGTTTGTTAGCGTTAGCTTGTAATGTTCCTGCGGCTACAGCACCAGTAGTGCTTGTCGCATTTGCTTTATTCTGTGCAGTTGCTACAATTAATAGCGGAACTGAACTTGAGGCTGCCGGTAAATATTGACTTTGGTCAATAATATTTACTTCTACGCCTGGTGATGATAATGCCATGTTAATTTCCTTTATGTTATGATTATGAGGGTTAACGCCCTAGTACGTATAGATATTTAGCGAAATTTTTTAAAAAGACTCAATTAGCGTGCCTTTAAAGGTCTTTACTAAATATATGTATGAGACCTATCTGCAAGACTTGTAACAAGAACCTATGTGCGATTAATTATATCCGTAAGGAAAAAACATACTATCGCAGTACATGTGATGAATGTGGTCGTAAAAAGAATAAACTTAAACCAAGAAAACCATCTTGGCAAAATGGCGGATACAAGAAAAAAACCACATGTGATTTATGTGGCTTTAAAGGACTGTTCACTAGTCAACTAACTGTGTTTCATATTGACGGGGACTTAGAAAATATTAATATGACTAATCTAAGAACTATATGTCTAAACTGCATAGAAGTAGTGAAACGTAAGGAAATTACGTGGCGTCGTGGTGATCTAACAGTTGACTAATATGATTGTGTAGTTCATCAATTGTTCCGTTGTTGTCCAAATAATAATCATACTTCAATCCAACACTAGAATACTCACTGGCATGTACTTTTAGTTTGTCTAGTTTAGCTTTGCTCAACGCCCACATGGGGTTACCGTTAGGTCCCTTGTTATATTCCACCGCTGAACTGTACCATTCAGGGTCGTCTCCCCTAGATACTCGTACTGTAATGCCACCTGCATCTTTGATGGCTTTAATCTCGTTAGCAAAACGACAGTCGGTGATGACAATATCGTCCTTTGCTTGGCGTAGTTTATTCTCCACGCTTGCTACCCAGATATCATCGTGAAAGCCCTGACGACAGACTTCTGTGCCCCAATATTGTAGTATCCAACGGGGCGTGATATCTTTACCTAATCGTTCACTCCACCAAGGATCTACTTGTTCACGCCATTGACGACTGCTTTTTGTCGTTCCCTCTAGTAATTCTCTGTCCCAACCAAAGATTGCTGCTACTGCATCTTTAAGACTGGCTGCAAAACTAATTCGCTTAAACTTATGATGTGTGCAAAGATAGTCTGCAATCGTATCTTTACCACTACCGATGAAACCACACACACCGACAATCATATATTTTCCTTTTTATTTTTACATTTATCCCCATGCCATCTAGCATAGTTCATGCTGTCAATTTCTTTGCTACAATGATAACATTTTATTTTAGGGGATAAAAGTTTTTCGGTTCTTTTTCTTTGTCGTTGTTCATCTGTGTGTTTCTTACCAAAGAAACCATTTTTCTCACCAATATTAGCAACCTTCATACGGTTCAGGTTCTAGTTTTAGATTATTTTCCTCAAACTCTTTCAGAGGTTCAAATTGCTTTGGCGCTTTTGAACCGAAGACATCTTCCCAAACATTACCTTCTTCACCGC